ACGATAGGTTGTATCCGCGGACCCAAGATCGCCGTCCTCGCGTAGAATCGATTTGACTCTTGCCGTGCCAATGACCGAACCGGTAGGAGACACGGTGTTTTTGGTCTGATTCGTAATACGCTGCTCAGCGGTATCGTAGAGATCAACGACTGCACCGTCATCAAGAGGAGGAGTACCGACAACCTCGTCTACAAGAATGAATCCACCCGTACGTGCACTCAGAACCTGATCATTGATCGAGTTGAAGGTCAGACTCTTTTCGGTAATGATGTGACGAGTGATGTCGGTATTGACCTCGAATCCCTTGACATAGGCGAGGCCGGGTTCAACGTCAAGTGAGAGATAGTTCTCAGGGTTGTCCTTGACGTCCTGATCGGCGTCCTCAGGAATCTTATCTGGTGTAAGATAACCTTCATTCTGACCCGTGTCAAGATATTCTCTTGAACGAATTGTGAATCCTCTTACATAGAAATCACCAGACTCATCGTACGTTCTTTTAGCGATCTCTTCGTAGAGTCGACTATATTCCGTACGCTCTCTTGAGGACGCCTCTTCTCCGTTTACTACGTCGAGGATACGATTGAAATCTGGGTTTTCTTCCTCGGACCCGCTCTCTACTGCAGCGAGACGTGCATCGATCGCAAGCCTATGAGCACCAGGTGCAGTAAAGTTGAACGTACCCTGAGCGTTATCAAGAAGAGACGCGTCATCGTTCGGAGTGACGATATCTTCAGTTAAAAAGAATCCGATTGTCGCATTTGGTTCTGTGTCGTAGCGTGATACAACGACCGTCTGTCTCTCGAAGGAGATGAAGAAACCCTTTGAGAAAAGGACTCCGTCGTCAATCGAAAAGATGGTACCCTTACCGATAGGATCATCGGTGGATGAAAGCACGTCGGCACCGATCGAGGTATTAACGACATCGATTCTCTCATCAGGGAGAAATCGATCGTTATCGTTGGATGACGCGGTGTATCTTACAAAAAGAACCAGATTACCGTTCTCTTCGTCAGTATCAACTGCACGAACGTTTGCTCTTACACCGGAGGTCTCACCTACAACGGTCTGCCCAACAAATTGACTTAGAGAATCCTCCGAAGGAGATATATTTTGAATCTTAACGTATTCGATGTCCGTCTGAAGATCAAATCCTCCACCAAGGACGATGGTTCCCTCACGAAAGACATGCTTACCGTGGCGCTCGATCTGCTTTTGCAACATTGTCTGAAGTTGAGTAAGCTCACGAGTCTGTACCGCAAACCCAGGACGAAACAGAATTCTAAGAAAATTCTTGTCCTCGTCGTAGTCGTCCCAATACGGCTCTCTATTATAATCTGCCATTCTTATGAATTCCTTAGTATTTCAGCGCAAACGTAACAAGGATTTTTTGATCGTTTGAACGAACGATCGGTTCAATGTTATTTATATGGTATATCTCACCCGAGTACTTTTCGACGTCGGGCGGAATAAAGTCCACGACACTTGCGATCGCACCAGAGTTGAGTCCTCTGATCTGTTCTCCGACAATAAACTCTATGTCATCATGACTAAGTAATGAATCATCTATCGTGAATCTAAGTGTATCGTTTTCAAACTTAGTTATTGCAAGTCCTACTGCACCCGAAGATTCTCCGACAATCGTTTCATCATCGTCAAAGTTTTCTGTCGTGGTATCAAGAATCACACGACTTCTTGCATCAGCGGTCTGTCCCGTATACTCCGTACCAATGAGTTCTCCGGCCGAATCATAGATATATCCGTCAGACTCAGCAATCGCTCCATCGGAGGAGAGAGGATTGTCGTTATACTCAAGAGGATTGACAATAAGGCCGACGCGTCTAAACTCATTAAGAGAAAGAATGTTGGTGACATCGGTCGGATCGATTTCAACCGACACTAAAGCATAGTGTGCGTACAGTTGTTTAAACTGATTTGATCCGAATCCGCCCTCCGGAGAAATGACGGGAGAGAGAATAGCAGTAGAAGAACCGCTAGGAGCAACTGGTATTGCTCTTGCCTTAAAAAAGTTTTCTCCTGTTCGCCCAATTCGCATGTCAGCATTGACAATTTGTCCAATGCCATCGGTTTCTGCATAACCCTCTGCGGAACTCTGAACAACGATAACCTCGCCCGTCTGATAGTTCGAACCTTCAATCACAACGTCAACGGAATCAACCTGTCCGTTAAGATCGGTCGTTGCAATTCCGTAAGCAGTCTGATTAATACCGTTTGATCCAATCTGACGAATGGCAACCGGGAACTCGACACCAGGAGAAAAGAAGTAGCCGTTGCCAGAATCAGTAAGAGAGATGGATGTAATTGATCCTTGAAGAGTCGTTATCGACGCTCGAGCAGTCGCTACCTGATCACCGTTTCCCTCAATGAAGACGGGTATCTCATTTCCTACAGACACCGAGGCATTTGGTCGGTATCCAATGCCTGAAGAATCTATACGAAGATGTTCGATTGCACCCGGTGTTGCTGATTCAAATATTTCTTGGTTCGATTCAATAGGAATATAATCATTAAGTATAAACTTATTGACCGCCGAAGTTGATATCGTAGTTATATACTTCCACTTGTATCCGTCGGATTCTTCGACCACATTTTCGGAGACATGAGTTGGTTTTACAGTCGAAGGAGAACCACCATTATTACTGACACAGAGATATATGTTCCTTTCTTGAGTAAATACATAAAAATTGGTATCTTCAAGACCAATCTCATCATTATACTCTTGGTATACCGTACCCGAAACCCACTCAACACGACGAATCCCTGGTATAATATCAGTCGGGCGAATGCGACGAAGAATCATCATATCGTCCCATGTATCCCGCTTTTCTTTCTCTGAAAAATTAATCGCGGGTGGATTCGTATCATCTTCCCAAGGACTGGTACGTCCTACAAAGAGATAAAAGTTATTCTCTGGTTCTCGAACGAAGTCAATAAACTCATTCGCATTGCGAAACTTAAAATTCGTTGATGGATGAACGAACATAGTGTCCTACTTATACAGCCGAGGAGCTGATTTCAGGTTCGAGTGTAATTGTCCATTCGATCGCAAGAATATCATCGGGGCCCTTGTTTACAACCGGAAATGTTGTACGAGCTAGCATGTCTCCCTGGCCAATCGTTCCGTCGTTAAAAATACCCGCTTCGACAACTGCGCCGGTCGACTCACCCTCAAAGAAGGCGGCGTTGTGACGAAGTGAATCGTTTATGCCAAGACCCGAATCCTCGATCACAATCGATGTGAGAGGTTTACGATCATCAAGTGTTGATCCTAGATCGGTAAACGATCCAGCATCCGTAGTATCGTTATCAGATCCAATCGCCATGTGGCTCATTATATTTTTGTCTGTTCCGACCATACGACTGATTATAAACTCAAGACCGACATCGACAACAAGATTATGAATGTCTCTTCGATCCTTTTCATTTCCAAGAGAGTCAGTAAGAACAATACTTACATCACCACGAGCCTTGGTAAACTCCTGTCTAAACGGTTTGCTCATGATTAGGTTTTCCTCTTATTGATTTTCAAGATATACTTTTATTTATATCTTATAGTTAGAACGTTGTAACGTCTTCTAGTATCGGATCACCACTATACACTTCTGCAAAGTATGTGGGATCGCAGTAGTCTTGAGTAGATCCAATTGTTTTTGACGTATAATCGGCAGAAAAATAATGTTCGGATGTGTAGTCTTGTATATGAATTATACCAGAACCAACCGCAAATGCCGATTCATCCACTCGTTTGATAAATGATATTTCTTCTTTACTTAGAAGAGTCGTATCGTCCACACATGCTGCACAATCACCAAGTCTCTTTGTAAACGACTTAGCAACAAATTCGTTTGCGAGTGCAGAATGGTTCGGCGATATTTCTCGAACACCATTCGATCTAATACTTAGAGAAGGATCGACCAACTCAATTTTGTTAATAAGGCCGAATGGTTTGGTACCCGACGGTGAGACGTGTTTCTTGAGTGGATCGATCCAGTCATTTAATGAGTACTCAGTGACGACCTCGTACGAGAACTTCTGATAGAACTCTGAATCCTGAAGAACGATCGAGTCAGAGAGTTGACCACGACTGTCCTCATAGTATCCTCTTTCCTCAACGATGGCTCCGAACTCAATCGAAAACTCTGCACCGGTTCCGTCTATCGTATCCACCTTGAACTCAAGCGGCGAGGTAGGATCCGCAGGAGTCGTGATAATAAAGTCAGTCTGCAGAGGGTTTGTGACTATGCTACTATCTGTCTCAGAGAACTTAAGATCTCCGACGTATGATCCGGCAAAGTAAAATAGATTATCGACGTAGTCCTGCGTGAATGCCTCGACGGAATCCTCTGAGATGTCAAGATTGTCACCAAGATCGAGTTCGCGATTGTCGGGAAGATACTGAAATATACCAAATTCATCAAGAAAGTAACGACCCGAACCTCGAACATCACGTATGTGTTGAGGTGTCGTACCGGATCCAAAGTCAAGTAATGTTGTTGCGGTTATACCACCCGTCTCGTTTACTGCAGTGACACGACCCTCAAAACTAATTCTTGAACGTCCAACGAGTCGAATTCGATCACCGACCTCGTATCCCTGACCAGGATTGGTAACAATAATGTTTGACGTTGAGTTATAGATCTCTGCGACAACAGAACCGTCTTCGTTTGTAATACGATTTCCGGGTCTGAACGTTCCGATCGTTTCACCGGTGACAAGTGAAAGCTCAAAGATTGTTTGGTCTGCGTATACTTTTCTTTCTACGCGATTGACCGTTGTAAATCCGTATTCTTCGAGTTGTTGAATTCTTTGACTCGCCAGATCTTCTCCGTTACCGGATATGATCGATACACGAATCTTTCGAGGTGCATTCCATCGTCCATCGGACGGTTTAAGTACCGAATCCCAAGGATATCTTACCTGTACGGTATCATTAAGAAATAATTGAAAGAAGGTCTCGATGGCCTCCTGTGAACCCTTTGATCTCCAGAGATCCGATATCTTATTGTAGAACAGTCGTGGCGAGGCCTCATATTCACGAGGAACAAAGAGACCAATCTCCTGTTCAATACGTCGAAGAAATTCTTCCTCCTGCGTATCGATATCACGCTGCTGAGGAAGAGTGTTCTGATAGTATGCCGATTCGTTAGTTGTCTCAAGAAAATCGAGATATGCTCCGATGAATTCAATGAGATCAGGATAGTTCTCACGAATATGACTCGGAACAAACGACTCGATGAGTGTCGAGACGAACGGCGAGTAGTTTCTCCAGTTCTCGTTACTAGGCATCTCGATTAAACGTCTGATAGTTTATTCCAGAATAGTCACGACCCGATACGATTGTATCGATCTCACCGCGAATATCAAATCGTGCGCAGTCACAGTCAAACGTTATAACATTATTCAACGTACCGACGATATCATATGATGCCGGAATCGCTTCTATGTTAATAACTTCACCGCTAATCGATTCCGGTGCAAACGATTCGAGCACGATTCTAGGTCCTTCAATAAAACCGGCGTTGCGAATTACTACCGTCTCATCAATACCGGTGCCGGTTACGATCGAGACTCTGCGCGATCCATCGTTATTTAAAAAGTCCTTAAATCTACAATTCGCGATACCATTCACAGAGAACGTGGACGATTCGTATATCACCGGTCTTGTACCAAAACTCTCGTAAAGATCTGCTGAAAAATTAAGTGTGTAAGTTGTTGGAACATTTAGAGTCGGCACAAATCGCTTTGACAGGTATATTCTTGCGAACGAGTTTAGAATTGCGGGATCCGACTCATCGATTACTTGAAGGTATCGAGAATACCTAAACACATTATCAAACTTTCCCAACTCGTTTTCGTTATATTCTTTAATCGCTTGTTTAGTCTTATTTTCTAACTGCTCGCGACTAAGATTTGTAAGAGACGGATCGTACTTAAAGAAAGTCTCTGTTGTGATAATAAGAAACTCTGGATCAATAAGTTCTGGTGTAACAGTGATTACCGACTTAGGCTCGATCACTTCTGTGAGAAGACGGTTCTTTTCCTCGATCGTTAATACATTACCCGTTTCTGGAAGAACCGATATGAACACCTTACCATACACAGGAGGGTCGTTATCCTCACCACCCCAGACCTTCACGCTTGATACATTCGCAAAGTTCTCACGAATCACTGCCTCATAGTCATTTGGAACAACTGCGCGATTCTGTGACGCGTACGAGAGAGGTGCGTTGTATCGTATGGATTCGATGGATTCTCTCTCGTCTCCACCGGTCGCTCGTGAATTCACACTAATAGAGAGATTATTGTTACCCTGTATCGAGTCGACCGCCGAGAATACTGATGCACCGTTAGCGTCTGCCTTCTTTGTGACAAGATACTCAACACGAATAAGGTTGCCGTTCTCAAGTGCAGTACCGATCACGCCGTCACCGAAAGTTATCTCAAAGAGTCCATCGGGATTCTCTGAGATAAAATAGACGTTGCTCGTCGATCTGATCTCCGTGAGTTCTTTTGCCTCGGTAAAGACTGTTGACGATACTTTGTCCGTCGTATCGAATACCTCGACTCGAAGGAACGACGTGTCGACATCGGGACTTGGAATCAGAATTTTTTCTGCAGAGTTTGTATCAAAGATCGACTCGATGGTCTCGAATCTACCCTGAACAAGTCTTACGTTCGTAAACAGAGCATTATCGGTCGTGTACTCGACATCAGTCACAAAGTCATACGAAGTGTTGCCGATCTTTGATCTAAACTGTGTTCCTCGAGCAAGAGTCAGACTTTGATCGGATGGATTGTTGACAGTGATATCAATGGATGCTGTCGATGCAGAAGCAGAACGCGGAGTGTAGCCGAGTTGCCTCGCGTGGCCGACGACCGAACCACGAAACTGAGCGGTATCAAGAAATGTCTCATTGATACCAAGATTCGCGTTCACTGCGTTATAGTGAGCGACGTACGACAAGAGATCAATGATCGATGTGATCGCCGATCCCTCAAAATCGTAGTCCTGAAGAGTATCCTGTGACTCTAGAAAAGTCTTAAGATTGGAACGTATCGACTCAAAGTCGACCTCTGACAC